GGCCGCGCAGGCAGTCCGGGCCGCTGGAGCCAGAAGCGTTGGCATTTTGCCGATTCCGCAAGGCAAGCCCGGCGGCTGGGACGCGGCGGATGCTGCCGCCGAGGGCATGGATATCCGCGCTCATGTCGACGCCGCGATGCCGGAGCCCGTCACGCCGCCTGCCGCCGCAACAATTCCAGCTTATCCTGTCGGAGCCATACTGGACGACGACAGCCCTATGCCGGAAGACCTGATTGCGCCGCGCATCCTGACGCCCAGCGGCCTTGCAGTCTTCGGCGGCGCGCCCAAGGTCGGCAAGTCCGATTTTCTTTTTTCCCTTCTGGTGCATGCCGCAGCTGGAAGGCCGTTCCTCGGTTTCATTCCGCCGCGACCCCTTAATGTGTTCTGTCTGCAAACCGAGATTGGCTACCACTATCTGCGCGAACGGCTGCAGCAGATGGAAATCGATCCGGAAATCCTGCCTCTCGTTCGCAAGAACCTCGTTATCACGCCGCAGGTGCGTCTGATCCTCGACGACAAGGGTGTCGAGATGGTGCGCGAGACGATTGCGCGGCATTTCGATCCGAAACTGCTGGACGTGATCGCCATCGACCCTCTGCGCAATGTGTTCGACGCGGGCGAAAACGGTGGCGAGAACGACAACACGGCCATGCTGAACTTTCTTCAGGATCGCGTGGAAAAACTGCGGTTTCTCGTCAATCCGGAAGCTGGTGTCATTCTTGCCCACCACACGCGCAAAATCACGAAGCGCATGCTGGAGGAAGACCCGTTTCAGGCTCTGAGCGGCGCTGGCAGTTTGCGCAGTTTCTACACGACCGGCATCATCATGTTTCGCCCGGATGAGAGCCAGAGCGTGCGCGAGCTGATGTTCGAGCTGCGCAATGGTAAGGCAATCCCGTCGAAATACGTCGACAAGATCAACGGCATCTGGCGCGAGGTCGAACACCAGTCCAAACGCCTCGTCAACAAGGAGCATGGCGAACGTCTCGACAACGAGCGTCGCCGCCGCCATGACGTGATCCTGCAACTCATCTACGACGAAGGCCAGCGCGGACGGCTCTACAGCCCCATGCAATTCTGCCAAGCCTTCGAAAACAAGGCTAGCCTCGGCGGCTCCCACTCCATCCGCGACCGCATCGATGTGCTGACCACAAAGGGCTTCATCAAGTTCAACAAGGCAGACCTGTCCGTCAAAAGCAAGTATGGCATGATGTGCATCGAGGGCATGGAGATTCCGCGCGCCGAACCGGACGTCGATCCGCAAACAGGCGAGATCACGGACGTGATGATACCGTACTTGCCGACGCATTTTAAGCAACCGACAGACGGCGCGATCCTGCCCGTCGAAAATCCGGAAGTCTGGATTTATCACGAGGGGATCGAGTCATGATTTTCGCCCCTCAAAACCTATCCGAATTGGCTGTCATTCTTGGCTCGATTTTCGTCATTCTTGGCAGAAATGACGTCATTCTTGACGCGGCGTCATTCCTGCATTTCTGGATTTCCCTTCATAATCAAACGGTTGCCACTATTTCCAAGAATGACACGTCATTCTTGGCGTCAGTCTGTCATTCTAGAAAATTCACGTTTGATATCAGCGCGTTGCCCAAGAATGACAGAATGACGTTTCCCCACTCTCCCTACGGGAGAGAGAGACGCCATACGGCGTTCTCTCCTCCATCGGTCGAGGGAGTCTGCGCGCGGACAGGTTCCGCGATGTCTCAAACTCATTTCCATTTTTTAATCCCAACTGACAGGAGGCGCATCTCATGATGGCAAACCGGATCAAGGCGCGTGACGCAAATATTTATTGGCGGTATTCCCACACGGGGCGCGTCTATGACGTGCGTGTGCGGGATCGGTTTGATCTCTGCGAAGAGCGCGTTACCTCAAGCGGCGCATTTTGGACAGGCTGGAAACATGCGCGCGGCACGAGCCCTGAAACGCTTTTCGGTGAAATGCTGATCCGCTTTGGCTTTACCTCGCTTGAGGAAGCGCGGATTGCGCTTTTGCAGTTTGCCAAGATCGACAACTGTCAATGGGCGCGCGATATGCTCGATGCCAAAATGTACGGGAGGGTCGCATGAAATCCTCCAAGCACCTCAACATGTCTGATGTCGCGGACAGACTGGAACAAGCCGCACAAACTTTGCGCCGCCTTCCGCCCGTGAAAGTGCGCGGCTATTTTGGAACATGGCCGCCAATCATGCACGAGGCGATTTATGCCTACGGCTGGGAAGAAACGCGGATCAAGCTCGGCCCGCCTTCGGCGCGGCACATCAGCGAGATGGACGAAGCCTTGCGCTGGTTCATGTGGCTTGAACGCGAGGAAGTCACGCTCTTGTGGCTTCGCGCTTGTGGCCTCAAATGGAAGAAACTTCATCGCGTCTTTGGCTGGTCGGTGCGCAAACTCCAGTACGATTGGCGAATCGCTCTGGCCAAAATCGAGTATCGACTGGCCAATCCGGACGTGAAATTTGAGCTTCCTTGTTTCAAAAGAATCCAAAATGGTTAGGTGAAAATGCGCAAAACCATAGGCAATCAATTCAAATGCCTGAAAAATGTCATGCGCATAATAGTTGTGCGCGTTTTGCGCGGTTTTGGGCATAATTTTGATTATGATTTGGGAAACCCACGCGCGGCAAACGCGGGCGCTGATGGGTAAAACACTATCTGACACCATCGAACACTATCCGATACCGTGTGACACCTTCGGGACAGCGTCGACACTATCGAACATCATCGAACAATATCGCACATGATCGCGACAGGATTGGCCGAGCCAAACCACGCGACGTGCGCCCCATTCACGGAGAAGCAATGAGCATTCCTTCCGTCATCAAGGATTGCCTGTGTGCTCTTGCGGCTTTGGCCGCACGCGTGCGCAACGCAATAACCCAAACCCTTTCTTCAACATCACAACAAACGGAGACGAGCATGACTGATCCTCAGACGACCGACGCACAGACAATCGACGACACGCCCCAGACCGCGAACGCCGAGGCAGCAACCAACACAGACGCGGCAACCGATGCGCAGCAAGCCGCGCCGCAAGAGCCGCGCGATCTCGATGTCGTGTTCAGCGATTACGAAACCGCACTCACGGACTTTAACGCCAAAGTTGAACAAGCCAATGCCGCCAAGGCCACGGCCATCGCGGCAGCCCAGAGCGTTGCCGATCTTAAAAAGGAACTCGACGCGCTTGAGGGCGACGTCGAAAAAAGCTTCGCGCCTGTCGAAGCGTTCTTGGCAAGCGCATAGGCCAAGCCAAAATGGATAAGGCGTCCATCCGCATTGGATCCGGGTGGGTCGCCTATCCTTTTGAAATCTTGGGTCCTTCCTGCCGGAAAACGTATGCTGGCGGCAAGAGCGCGGGACTTCGCTACATGTAGGGTCGAAAAACGGGAAGCCACCCCACAGGTTGTGGCTTCGAGCTTGGCCCAATTATCTTATGGAAAACAAAAGGTTGGCCACTTTGATGGGTGGATTCCTTTACGTGGATTCCTGTCTTGAGGAAGCCACCGGCTCATTTACGGAAACCTATGCCCAAAATTATGATGCCAGAAGGGTTTGAGCTTTGGCCGATAGACAAGCTCAAACCCTACGCGAAAAACCCGCGCACGCACAATGCGGCGCAGGTCGCACAACTGGCGGCGAGCATCGTCGAATTCGGGTTTACCAATCCGCTTCTTGTGGTCAGCGACGGCACGATCATCGCCGGACATGGACGATTGGAGGCAGCAAGGCAAGTCGGGCTGAAGGAAGTTCCGGTCATCCTGCTTGATCATCTGACGCCTGCGCAACGCCGCGCCTACGTCATCGCCGACAATCAACTCGCCCTGCAAGCGGGATGGGACGACGCTCTCTTGGCGGAAGAGATGCACGCGCTGAACGGGCTTGGGTTCGATTTGTCGCTTACAGGCTTTGACGAAAAAGAAATCGATCAAATCCTCGCCCCCTTGCAGGATGAGCAGGAAAAGCCGTCCGATACTGGCGGCAAGGAAGACGAAGCGCCTGCGCCGCCCAAGCATCCCGTCTCGCGCGAAGGCGACGTCTGGCTGCTTGGCAACCATCGCTTGCTTTGCGGCGACAGCACGGATCCCGACGCCATCGCGCGCTTGATGGACGGAAAGCAAGCGCACTTGCTTTTTACCTCGCCGCCTTATGGCAACCAGCGCGATTATACGACCGGCGGCATCAGCGATTGGGACAAGCTGATGCAAGGCGTGTTTGCCACATTGCCGATGTGCGATGACGGACAGGTCTTGGTCAATCTCGGCCAGATACACAAAGACGGCGAATGGCAGCCTTACTGGCAGGATTGGATCGCGTGGATGCGCGAGAAGAACTGGCGGCGCTTCGGCTGGTACGTTTGGGATCAGGGGCCGGGTCTTCCGGGCGACTGGAACGGACGTTTTGCCCCCAGTTTTGAGTTCGTCTTTCATTTCAACAAGACGCCGCGCAAGCCCAACAAGATCGTGCCTTGTAAATGGGCTGGGCACGTTATGCATGAAGACGAAGGCGGCTTGCGCGAAAAAGACGGCACAGTCGGCAAATGGACGCACGCCGAACAGCCCGTTCAGGAAAACAAGATACCGGACAACGTAATCCGCATCACGCGCCACAAAGCGCGCGGCGTCGAAACCGAACACCCAGCCGTGTTCCCCGTGCGCTTGCCCGCATTCATCATGCATGCCTACAGCACCGAGAGTGAGATTGTTTATGAACCATTCTGCGGATCGGGAACGACCATCATCGCGGGCGAACAAACAGGCCGCGCCGTGCGGGCGATGGAGCTTGCGCCCGCTTATGTCGACGTGGCCGTGCGCCGGTGGCGCGAGATATTCCCAAACGCGCCCCTTACGCTTGAAGGCGAAGGAACGAGTTTTGAAGAAACCGCCGCCGCGCGCGGCATTGATTTGACCCAAGAAAGCGAAGCCGCATGACTTTGACCATTGAGCTTTGGCCGCTCGACCGTTTGCTGCCCTATGCCGCAAACGCTCGGACGCACGATGACGCGCAGATTGCGCAAATCGCGGCCAGCATTGCAGCGTTTGGGTTCAATGCGCCATGCCTTATCGATGATCGCGGTGTTTTGATCGCGGGGCATGGCCGTCTTTTAGGCGCGCGGAAACTTGGCTTGACGGAAGTCCCTGTCATTTGCCTCGGCCATCTAACCGAAGCACAAGCCCGCGCTTATCGCATTGCCGACAACCGCATCGCTGAAAACAGCAAATGGGACGAAGCCATGCTGGCGGCAGAGGTGGCGCGGCTACAAGAGGAGAACGTCGATCTTTCGCTCCTTGGGTTTGGAGAGGACGAGATCGACGATCTGCTGAATCTTGAAGATGGAAACGAAGGAAACACGGACGACGATGCCGTGCCGGAAGCGCCGGTGGAGCCGAAGACAAAGTCTGGCGACGTTTATGTTTTGGGCAATCATCGTCTGCTTTGCGGCGATAGCACAGTCCTTGCCAATGTCGAAAAGGTTCTCGACGGCGCGCTGGCGGACATGGTGTTCACGGATCCGCCTTACAATGTCGATTATGGCAATGCGGCCAAGGACAAGATGCGCGGCAACGACCGCAAGATCATGAATGACAATCTTGGCGATGGATTCGAGGCGTTCCTCTACGACGCTTGCGTGAACATGGTGACGGTCTGCAAAGGCGCGATTTACGTTTGCATGTCGTCGAGCGAACTGCACACGCTGCAAAAAGCCTTCGTTGCGGCGGGCGGCAAATGGTCGACCTTCGTGATCTGGGCCAAGAACACTTTCACGCTTGGGCGCTCGGACTATCAGCGCCAGTACGAGCCTATCCTCTATGGTTGGAAACAGGGCACGGATCATTTCTGGTGCGGCGCGCGCGATCAGGGCGATGTGTGGTTCGTCAACAAGCCGACGAAGAACGATCTGCATCCGACGATGAAACCCGTCGAACTGGTCGAACGCGCCATCCGCAACAGCAGCAAGAGCCGCGATATCGTTCTGGATTGCTTCGGTGGATCAGGGAGCACGTTGATCGCTTGCGAAAAGGCTGGCCGCCAAGCGCGTCTGATCGAGTTGGATCCCAAATACTGCGACGTAATCGTCCAGCGCTGGGAGGAGTTTACGGGGAAGAAAGCTGAGTTGGTTTCGCAACCTTAAACACAATCAAACCAGCGCATGCAGGTGGCAAGCAGGTGATCGTAGTCGCCGCTTGACGCCTCGGCCATGAATTCTTTGATCTGATCGCCCGGCACACCTTCCTTGCGCGCGGTGCGCTGGCATTGCCCCAACACGGCGAAGGCGTTGCCGTCGCGACCTGAAAGCTGGACGCGCACATCGGGAAAGCGCAAGGCGTTGTCGGGGGCTTTAAACCCGACATAGCGCGCGTAACCGTATCCTTCGGGATTGATGTAAAGCGGTCGTCTATCGGGAGCCGTGACTTCGATCACGCGCACGCGACCGTTAAGATAGCCGCCTTTGCCAAGGCACCAAGTGCGATCTGTAAGGAATGATTGGACAAGGGCATCGTATTCCTCGGCGGTCAAGGCTGTGGTTTCGCTGACCGTGACGATTTCCGCCCTTAGGCTGTCGTCTCGATAAGCGGCCTCGACATCGCCGATGTGGCATGGCTTGCTGGCAAAACGCACAAGGATGGTCATGTGAAGCTCCAGTTATTTGACGCGGTCGATAAGAGTTGCTTTTGTGCCCAGTTTTTTCAGGAGCGCATCAAGCGCGCTGCCTCTGTGACCGCCAATGTGCCATTCGGTGATGTTCTCGATCTGCGGAAAATCAGGCGAGTAGCTACGGCTGTTCTTGTAATTGTAGATCGTGGCGACCTCTTTGCGCGGAAGCATAACAAGCCAATGCGCTTCGGTTTTAAAGCCGTCACCTTCCGATGGCTTGCCGAAGATTTCGACAAGGTCGGCATAGGACGCTTTAATGCTTCCGATGTAGCAAGTGCCGTCGGCAGGATGCTTTTTGACTTGGCGCGTCTGCTTGCGCTGACGAAGACCCGCATCGTAAGCGGCTTCGAGCGCGGCCTTGATGCCCCAAACGCTGCAGTCGTGGAAATCGAGTTCGTCGCTGTTGCGTGTTTGCAGCGTGGCGATGTTGAGATGGGTTGATGCGATCTGAGCGAAAATCTCGTTTTTGGTCATGGCTGCCTCACGCGGTTTTGGTATCGTTGATGGCTTTCTGGAAATAGCTCTTCCAACCCCTGTCTTGCAGAATGGTGTCGACATGCTCGACAATCGCTTCAGGACTTACGGGGCCGCCTTTGATAAAACTTAACTCGTCGGCGAGATGGCGACCGAAGCGCGCGTCGAGAAGATTGCGCGTATGTTCAGGCGTGAGATCGAAGCGCTCCGCAAGCAGTTTGCTCATCGCATCCCAAACCATCGGCGTATCATATTCGCTGCGGACGCTGGTGCCCCAAAAACCCCATTCGGGGTTGGCTGTGGGAAGCGGGTTGTTGTTTTGCATAATGGCCTCCAATAAATGCGTTTCTCATTACATGGTGATGATCGCTCTTCGTCGCAAGATTATCCACTCAATTGGGGATCATATGATTGCGAAGATAAGCGCCGGTTGATTGTTAGATAATCAACCGGCGCGGAAGGATCGTTTCATGGCTTGGGCTGCGCGATTTTATAAACGCGTTTGCCGTCTTTCGGCTTTTCGGAAACGATTTGGTAACCACGTTTCTTACCGAGCGCGTGAGAAATCGCCGACCGTACCGTGTGTTTTTGCCAGCTTGTCGCGTCGACAATCTGGTCGATGGTCGCGCCTTCGGGGCGGCTTAACAGTTCGATAACCTTCGTGAGTTTTGTCTCTCGCGCAGGCGCATCGTTTGTCGGCTTCATCGCCGCGACGGCGGCAAGACCCGCCTGCATAGGCTCGGAGAGTTTGCTTTCGTCGAGGTGTTTGCCGTTGCTTTGGGCCTTGGTTTTGATCGCGGCCTTGACGATGGTTTTAGGCTTGGATTTGCCTGTTTTGCTTGGTTTTTTGGACATGCTTTGTGTCCTCCTTTCGCCATCATGAACGCTTCATTCGCGGCACTTATCCAGTCAATTGTGAGCAATCAGATGGCTTTCTTCGGCTTATTCCGATCATTAGATGATCGTGCAAAAGCGACGCTGGAGCGCAGGAAAATGACATATGGGAGTCAGTCAACGACAATTCGCCGACCTGTGGGGCAAAAGTCGCGGCGCGGTGCAGAAAGCCATCGCATCGGGCCGCATCCGGCTTGAAAGCGATGGGACAATCGATGCGAATAAAGCCATCGCGGCCTTGGCGACGAATACGGATCCTGCGCAAGTGCGAGGCAAAGAAAAGCCAAAAGGCAAAGCGGTCCCGGAAGCGGCAATCCGCGCCGTTGGCGATACGCTGCGAGAGTCAGGCCACGCGCCCATAACAGGCGGCGGCACGACTTTTGTTCAAGCCCGCACGGCGAACGAAGTTTTGAAGGCGCAAGAGCGCCGCGTCAAACTGCAGAAGCTTAAAGGCGAGCTTGTCGACCGCGCGCAAGCTGTCGCGTTGATCTATCGGATTGCGCGGCAGGAACGTGATGCATGGCAGATGTGGCCCACGCGCGTCGCATCTGCGCTGGCCTCTGACATCGGCGCGGACACGCATCAGGTTCAGGTCGCGCTTGAAAAGCTGGTGCGGGAGCATCTGGCGCAACTTGCCGACATCAAGATTGAAATCCGCTCATGATCGGCATCGAAGAAAGCCTCGCCTCGTTCGACGGCGCGGACATGATGTTGCGCAGGTGGGCGGATGGCCTAGCGCCCGATCCGGATCTGATGGTTTGGGAATGGGCGGATCTGCATCGCTTTCTCTCGCCGCGCGGCGCAAACGAAGCCGGGCCGTGGCGCACGATCCGCACGCCGTATTTGCGCGAACCTATGAGTTCGCTGTCGCCGTCTTCACCTTATCAGCGCATCGTATTCATGAAAGGCGCGCAACTCGGAGGCACCGAGTGCGGCAATAACTGGATCGGATACATCATTCACCACGCGCCGGGGCCTGCCATGATGGTGAACCCGACGGTCGAGATGGCGCGTCGCTCTAGCCAGCAACGCATTGAGCCGATGATCGAAGAATGCCCGGTGCTGCGCGAACGTGTCGCGCCTGCTCGTTCGCGCGATAGCGGCAACACGGTGCTGAGTAAAGAGTTTCCGGGCGGTATTTTGGTCATGACTGGGGCGAACAGTGCCATCGGCCTGCGCTCTATGCCCGCACGGTATTTGTTTTTGGACGAAGTCGACGCCTATCCTGCAAGCGCGGGCGAAGAAGGCGATCCTGTCGCCTTGGCCGAGGCTCGGACGCGCACCTTCGCATGGCGGCGCAAAGTGTTTCTGTGCTCGACGCCGACGATCAAGGGCATCTCGCGCATCGAGCGCGAATATGAGGCGAGCGACCAACGCAAATACTTCGTGCCGTGCCCGTTTTGCGGCCACAAGCAGGTTCTCCGGTTCGAAAGGTTGCGCTGGGAGAAAGGCAAACCGGAAACGGTCGCCTATTTCTGCGAGCATTGCGAAGCGCGGATTGAGGAACGCTACAAACCCTTCATGAACGAGCATGGAGAATGGCGCGCGACGGCGGTCAGCGCCGATCCGCTTACGGTGGGCTATCACATCTCAAGCCTTAACTCGCCGTTGGGCTGGTACACTTGGGAGCGCGTCGCCCGCGATTGGGAAGCGGCACAAGGAAACGACGAGGCCATGAAAGGCTTCAAAAACAGCGTGCTTGGCGAGACATGGGTTGAGAGTGGCGAAGCGCCTGACTGGCAAATCCTGTGCGAACGGCGCGAGCCGTATCGCTTGGGCACGGTTCCAAAGAACGGTCTGTTCCTTACCGCAGGCGCAGACGTTCAGAAAGACCGCATTGAGGTCGATGTCTGGGCATGGGGTCGCGGGCTAGAGAGCTGGCTTGTCGATCATATTGTTATTTCCGGCGGGCCGGATGATCCTGCGGCTTGGGCTGCGCTGGCGCAATTGTTGACGCAAACATGGCCGCATGAAAACGGGCCCCATCTGACCATTGCCAAGCTGGCTATCGATTCCGGTTACGAAGCGCCCGCCGTCTATGCGTGGACGCGCAGGATGGGCGGCGGACAGGTCATGGCCGTCAAGGGCGCGGAAGGATTCAACCGCGCCAGCCCCGTTACCGGCCCCACTTATGTGGACGCGACCGAAGGCGGACGCAAAATCAGGCGCGGCGCGAAGCTGTGGGTCGTCGCTGGATCGACGTTCAAAACAGAGACCTATCGTTATCTGCGCCTCGTCCGGCCAACAGCCGAAGAGATCGCGGACGGCGCGCTGTTCCCACCCGGAACGGTGCATCTGCCCGAAGGCATCGACAGCGAATGGATCAGACAGCTTACGGCGGAACAGCTTGTGACCGTCAAGACCAAGCGCGGTTTCTCGAAACTGGAATGGCAAAAGCTGCGTGAACGCAACGAGGCTTTGGACTGCCGTGTCTATGCGCGCGCGGCGACTTGGATCGTCGGCATCGACCGTTTTGCGGAGCGGCGGTGGGAAGAATTGGAAAAGGCGGTTGCGCTTATCGAGGCAGAACCCGCTTCTCAAGTCGATTTCAGGCGGACGGTTTCTCAGGCGCCTCAGCAACGCCGCGTGATCAGGAGCAGTTATTTATGACCTACACGATCTCACTACTGTCCGGTTAAGCGGCAAGGATAGCGCGAATAAGAGTTTTGAGGCAAGAGGTTAGCAGCCATTTTTCTTGGTGTCGATTTGAACTCGGTT